TAATAAAAATCTTTTAGCAATGTCTAAACCTTTTTTTGTGCTAAAAGCCTCGATATTCATTAAAAATATAACTAACTCTTCATCGTGTTTAAATAATTTTTGATTTTCTTTTTGTTGTTTTTTTGTCGTGGCAGGAGACCATGCAACAATATTATATAAGATGTGTTCTGGCATATGTATGGGTATCTCTTGTCTTTCCCAGTTTCTATAAACACCTTTTGGTGCTATAATCAACGCCGCATTTATTTTTCCTTTATCGTAAAGCATAGCAATATTATCAACTAAAACTTTAGATTTACCTGTGCCCATTTCCATAAATAAAGCGTAGTTTTCTTTATTATGACAAGCACCTAAAGCTTTTATTTGATGCTCGTATGGCTTTGTTTTAAACTTATAATCCATAACTAACTCTTTCTTTAATTCTTAAAATAAAAATAATGCTTGCAAAAGTATTTGTCAATCTCTATATTAAAAAGTAGAAGTAAGAATGACTGTATATGTAATACAAGAAGTAGCGGGTAGAAACGTTTTAAGTGCTGAAAAATACGGTAAGTTAGAACTTTTATTACCTGAAGGTTCTCAGTTAGTCCTGAGCACTGGACCTACTGTTAGACGTTTGAATAAAAAGTTAAAAGACTTTTGTGACGACGACTATTTATTATTAATAGGAGATCCTTCTATTATAGGTATTGCTTGTGCTGTCGCCGCGGGTTATAATCGCGGAAGATTTAAATGTCTCAAGTGGGACAAACGTGAATATAAATATTATCCTATTGAGGTAAATTTATATGAGAAGGGAGAAATAGATGAATAGTTTGTTAGAAAACATGGAAGCAGATGTTTCTAAACCTACGATAGGTGATAATTCTTTAAAAGAAGTTTCTGATCTTTGCACTGAATTAGCAACAGAGCAAAACGAATATGAAGAGTTAGAAAAAATGTTAAAAGACAAAGCTAAAAATATTCGTAAATTATCAGAAGAAATAATTCCTGCTAGAATGGCGGAACTAGGTTTAGAAAGCTTAACTTTAAAAGATGGTTCACAAATTAAAGTGAAACAAAAAGTTCAAGCATCTATACCAGTAAGATTTCGTGGAGAGGCTTTTCAGTGGCTTCGCGATAACGGACATGGCGACTTGATTAAGAATCAAGTATCTGCTACGTTCGGTAAGGGTGAGGACGTAACGGCTAATGAGTTTATAGATAAAATTCAGCAGCTAGGTTATGATCCTCAACAAAAACTATGGGTAGAACCTATGACGTTAAAAGCTTTTGTAAGAGAGCAAATTAACGAAGGTAAGGAGATACCTATGGAAAAATTCGGAGTCTTTGTTGGCGCCGAAACCAAAATAAGTAAAAAGTAAAATGTACATAGGAGGTACAAAATGGCAAATGCAAACGCAGCGCAGAACGTTGCAAAGAAAGAAAGTAAACTACCTACGATCGCTTTAGAGACTATGGAAATGGACGCATCAAGCGGCCTTGAAAATATATCACAAGATGATCTAGCAACACCAAGACTAAAAGTCTTGATGCAACTTTCTCCAGAATTGGAGGAGATTGAAAATGCGAAAGCTGGAATGATTTTTAATACAGTCACCAATGACTTGTATGACGGGTCAAAAGGTATTCGTGTTTTACCATGTGCGTATCAACGTCAATACGTTGAGTGGGCTGATAGAGGACAAGGATCGGGGGCACCGATAAATGTCTTTGATGCTTCCAGTGACATCTTAACCAAAACTACAAGAGATGATAATAATAAAGATCGTCTTGAGAATGGTAATTATGTTGAAACTTGTGGTAATCATTATGTGTTATTAGTGACAGATGATGGTGACGCGACTCCTGCATTGATTACTATGAAAGCTACTCAATTAAAAAAGAGTAGAAAATGGAACTCGATGTTACTTAACTTAAAACTTAAAGGTAAGAACGGATTGTTTACTCCTCCGTCTTATAGTCATTACTATAATTTAAAAACAGTTAAAGAAGGTAATGATAAAGGTAATTGGTATGGTTGGGAGATCTCAAGAGAAGATACTTTACAAGATGCTAATTTATACTCTATGGCTAAAACTTTTGCTGAAAGCGTAAGCAAAGGTGAAGTTAAAGTTAAATATGAACAGGAAGCTGCTACATCGGAGCAAACTCCTTTCTAATGCTACGGGGCGGGCAACCGCCCCTTTTATTTTATGGAAGACAGAGTAAAAAAATTTAAAAACATTTTTTATGGCTTAGACAGAGCCTATGGTCAGTATGTAAGCGACGGACAATCTGTAAATGGTAAAGCGTCTGGTAAAGCTTTTATATTAAAGCAACCTGTTAATGATCAGTTATGGATAGATCATATAAATGGAAAAGATCCTAGCTTAGGAATTATACCTATAAGAGATGATTCAAATTGTATATGGGGTTGTATAGATATAGATACATATCCTTTAGACTTTAAAAAGATAATTAAAAAGATTAGAAAATTAAATCTACCATTAGTTATGTGTAGATCAAAAAGTGGTGGTGCTCATATATTTTTATTTTTAAAAGAACCAACACAAGCAAAAATAATTAGAGATAAATTAATAGAATGGTCTGGTTTAATAGGCTACGCTAATTGTGAGGTGTTTCCTAAACAAATAGAAATAAAAGCGGATAGAGGGGATACAGGTAATTTTTTAAATCTTCCTTATCACGGTGGGGATGATAGTATGAGACATGCTTTCAACGATGAGGGTGATGCAATTAATTTAGATGAGTTTTTTATTTTATATGAAAAGCATAGTATTAAACGATCAGAGCTAAAAGATTTTAAACCTAACATTGAAAGACAAATAAATGAACTAGACGACGGTCCACCTTGTCTTGCTACTCTTATGTCTCAAGGTATACCGGAGGGAGGAAGAGATAATACTTTGTATCAATATGCAGTTTATGCCAAAAAGAAATGGCCCGATCAATGGCAAGATAAGATAGATGAATTTAATCACAAGTATATGGAAAGACCTCTTAGTTCAGCACAAGTTCAAAAAACAATTACGCAACACGAAAGAAAAGATTATCAATATAAGTGTAAAGATCAGCCTATGTGTTCTGTTTGCTCACCAATACAATGTCGTGCAAAACAATTTGGAATAGGTAATTCTTTTGAACATCAAGTCAGTGATTTAACAAAGTTTGAAAGTGATGAGTCCACTTGGTTTTTAAACATAGATGGTAGAAGATTAAAACTATCAACAGAACAATTGTATGATCAACACCGATTTAGAAAAGCTTGTTTGAATGAAATAAATATTTTACCAAACATCATGAGACCACAAGATTGGGACAGTAGAATACAATCTTTGTTAGAAGTTGTTGAGGTTATACAGATGCCTCATGAGATTACAAAAACAGGTAGGTTTGAAAACTTATTAGAAAGATTTTTAGAAGATCAAGGCGAAGCGGAACACATAGATGAAATAGAAATGGGTAAAGCTTTGTTTGAAGAAAAAGAATATATAGACATGATTAAAGAGGGTGGTGTAGAAAAAGAAGTTAAAGTACAAAAAATGACAGCTTTTTTTAGATCTGATTGGTTACAAAAGTTTTTAAAGAAAAATGATTTTAAAGATTTTAGCACAACAGAGATGACAGCGCACATTAGAAATAAATTAGGTGGTGGGGATACAAGACGTAAAGTAAAAAACAAAACTACATACTTGTGGTATTTACCTTGGCAGAAAAAAAGTGATGATGAGTTTAAAACTCCAGACATGAGAGAGGAGGCTCCGTTTTGAGAAACATAATATTTGGACCACCAGGAACAGGTAAGACCACACATTTGCTTCGTATCGTTGAAAAAGAATTACGAGAAAATAAAGTATCACCAGATAAAATAGCGTATCTAGCGTTTACAAATCAAGCTGCTGATGAAGCTCTATCAAGAGCTATTTCTCAATTAAATTATAGTACAAAAGATTTTATGAATTTTAGAACGTTACATAGTTTAGCTTATAGAGAATTACATTTGAAAGAAGAAAATATTATGAGTGATGAGGATTACAGAGTTGTATCCGATAAACTACAAATTAATTTAAGTAATCCTAATAAGAATATGGAGACTTATGGTGCAGGGTTTCCCGATGATATTTTTATGAAAGTTATAGACGGTGCGAAAGTTAGAGGTTTAACAACAGAAAATTTTTTTCACGATCCTAGTGTGGGACATTTAGAAGGTGGTTGGTTAAAATTAAAATACATAGACACTGCATTAAGTCAGTACAAATCAGATAGAAACAAATTTGATTTAACTGATTTAATTGTTCAATTTAATAAAAAACATTACGATACGATACCTAAATTTGATGTTGTAATCATAGATGAGGCACAAGATTTAAGTTGGTTGCAATGGAAAATGGTGGAAAGAATTATAGAAAATAGTAAGAGAGTTTATGTTGCAGGCGATGATGATCAAGCCATTTATCGTTGGGCAGGGGCCAGACCAGAATATTTAATTAATATGGAGGGTCAAAGAACAGTTTTAAATAGATCGTATAGATTATCTAAATTAATTCATCGTCATGCAAACAAACTAATTACAAGAATAACCGACCGAGTAGAAAAAGAGTGGACGTCTAGAGATGATCACGGTGAAGTAAACATACATCCGATTGAGCAGTTACAAAAAATGAAAGAGGGTCAGTGGCTTATCCTGGCAAGAGATAGATATAGATTAGATAAATTAGAAGAGGATTTAAAAATTTATGGTTATTATTATAAGCGTGGAGATAAAACTTCCATAAATAAAAGAATACATGAAGCTATTTTAGCATGGGAAGATCTACGAAAAGGTAAAGAAATAGGTGTAAAAGAGATAAAAAGCTGTTATGCTTATATCAAGACAGGAGAAGGTATTGAAGCGGAACATAAAGCTATGAAGAAAGCAGATAAAGAAAAATTATATAATTATGAAACTTTGAAAAAAGATTATGGACTAAAAGTAGATAAAGAGTTACCGTGGTTTAAAGCTTTGAAAAATATACCGCCGTCAAAATCTATTTATGTAAGAGCAGTTTTACGTCGTGGTGAGAACATAAGACACGAACCACGGATCAAGTTATCAACGATACATGGATCAAAAGGTGGAGAGTCAGATAACGTCATGTTGTTGACTGATCTATCTCGTAAAGCAGACGATGAATATTGGAGACATAGAGATTCCGAAAGAAGAGTTTTTTATGTGGGTATGACTCGTGCAAGAAACATTTTAAACATAGTGCGATCGCAATCGGACAGAGAATTTTCGGAGGTATTTTAATGTCATTTGTAAATGTTGTTATTAAACAACTTGAAATAACTATCAAACAGATTTCTAAAGTCAGAGCAGAAGGTACAAAACTTCGACGTGATGATTTGGATAAAGCCGTAAAAGTTCTAAAAAAAGATTTAGAGCAATTACATAAAGATTTACAACAACTAAAGGAGAAAGAAGATGCAAAGTGATAAATGCTTACAAGAAGCTCTTAGATTAGTAACGGGGCCTAGAGCACATGATTATGGTGATAAAACGATTACGCACTGTAATATTGCTTCTCTATGGAGTTCTTACTTAGGAAAAGATATTTCCGCTCACGATGTAGCTATGTGTATGTTGTTATTGAAGGTTGCTAGAATAAAGCATAAAGCAACACCAGACTCGTACATAGATATTGCGGGGTATGCCGCGATTGCTGCTGAAATAGAAAAAGAAGACTAATGACTCAAATGCCTTTGTTTCAGCCACCTAGCGAGTGGACACCACCTGAAAAGGTGCCTGATTTATCAGAGGCAAAAGAGATAGCTATAGACTTAGAAACCTGTGATCCTAACATTAAAACTATCGGGCCAGGTTGGCCTAGAGGGGACGGATACATTGCAGGTATAGCAATAGCCGTGGACGGTTGGAAAGGTTATTTTCCTATTCGTCATGAGGGCGGTGGTAATTTTGATGAGAAGATTGTCAAACGACAAGTTAAAAAAATTATGGAACTGCCTTGTGATAAAATATTTCATAATGCGAGTTATGATGTGGGGTGGCTTCGTTGGTGGGGAGTAGAAATAAAAGGCAAGATTATAGATACTCTTATCGCCGCTCCACTAATAGATGAAAATAGATTTCGATACTCGCTAAATGAGTTAGGTAAAGATTATTTAAAAGATACTAAGTCAGAGGGTTTATTATACGAGGCTGCAAAAGAGTGGGGTGTTGATGCGAAAGCAGAAATGTGGAAGTTACCTCCTATGTATGTAGGTCCTTATGCAGAACAAGATGCTGATCTGACGTTGAGATTATGGCAATTTTTTAAAGTAGAATTAATTAAGCAAGAGTTATCAAGTATTTTTGATCTCGAAACACGGCTCTTTCCTTGTTTGTTAGATATGAAAACAAAAGGGGTGCGTGTTGATTTACAAAAAGCAAGTCATATTAAAGTAGATTTAAGTAAAAAAGAAAAAGATATTTTACATCAAGTTAAAAAAGATACAGGGATAGATGTTGATGTATGGGCTGCTGTTAGTGTCGCCAAAGCGTTTGATAAATTAAAAATTAAATACGAAAGAACGCCTAAGTCTGGACAGCCAAAGTTTGATAAGAACTTTTTAACAACTCACAAACATCCTCTGGCACAGATGATTGTGCAGGCCAGAGAGTTTAATAAAGCACGCACGACTTTCATTGACACAATATTAACACATGAACATAAAGGTCGAATACATGCTGATATCCATCAAATGCGAGGAGAGACCGGAGGCACGGTTACAGGTCGATTTAGTTACAGTAGTCCGAACTTACAGCAAATTCCTGCGAGAAATAAAGACATTGGACCAATGATCAGATCTATTTTTGTTCCCGATGAAAAGTGTGATTGGGGTAGCTTTGACTATTCACAGCAAGAGCCTCGTGTATTAGTTCACTTTGCAGCTTTAACTAGTGGTGGATTAAAAGGCGCGGATGAAGTGATAGAGTCTTATAAACATGAGGATCCAGACTTTCACCAAGCAGTTGCTGATATGGCGGGGATAGATAGAAGAACAGCTAAAACAATTAATTTAGGTATGATGTATGGCATGGGTAAAGGTAAACTCGCTAGTGAATTAGGATTAGATAAAGAGGAAACAGAAGATTTGTTTACACAGTTTCATGCAAACGTTCCGTTTGTAAAACAGTTAATGGAACAAGCAACTCGTAAAGCAGAGAATGTAGGGTTTTTAAGAACGCTACTAGGTCGTAAATGTAGATTTGATACATGGGAACCGCGAGCATTTGGAATACATAAACCACTACCCTTATGGCAAGCAGAAAAAGAATATGGCCGTGATTTAAAACGTGCATGGACATACAAAGCGTTAAACAGATTAATACAAGGATCAAGTGCTGACATGACTAAAAAAGCCATGGTTGATTTATATGAACAAGGTATTGTATCTCACATACAAGTACATGATGAATTAAATTGTTCTATCGAATCACCAGACCAAGCTAAAAAGATAAAAGAAGTCATGGAAAACACTGTTGAACTTAAAGTGCCATTAAAGGTAGACATGGAGATAGGACCGTCGTGGGGAGAAATAGAAAAGCAATAGTTGGAGATGTTAATGAGTATAAAGCTACCATAGAGTATCTTGAAAAGGGTTATATGGTGTTTAAAAACGTTTCTGCTAGTGGTTCTATCGACTTAGTGATTATTCATCCCGATACAGGAGATATTAAACTTATCGACGTGAAAACTAAATCATACAGAAAGACAGGTCGTGTAGGGACACAAATTAATAGACACCGGACCAGGGAACAGATAAGGTTAGGAGTTCAATTTAAATTTATGGAAAGAGAATAATGTTAAAGTTTTTTTTAATAGGTTGGGTATGTATTGGTCTAGCAGAAAATCAAAAATGTATACGTGTAGGGTCCGAAATTAATCATCCTACTTTTGAGGAGTGTAATAATTATTATAAAATGGTTAGAGAAGATTTAAGTGATTTAGAGAATGAGATTGTTATGAATTTTGTTTGCGTTCAAGCTGCTAGTCTAGAGGATTTAACTTATAAAAGAGATATATAGTCCTTGACTATTAGGTATTTTCCCATATATACCTATTAATATATGAAATATAATAAATATTTTAGGAGAAAGAAATGACAGACATATCTAAGTATAAATCTGTAGCCATAAAAATTGATGTGTACAATAAGGCAAAGCCTATGGCACAGAAAAAGTATATGTCTATGGGTTCGTATTTACATTATTTAATAGACAAAGAACACGAACAAGAAAGTAATCAACCAAATTTACAGAACGGAGAAGACCACAATGTTGGATCAACAGATCAGAGATAATGTTAGAAAAGCATTATACGTATCAGTTTTAAATAAAATGATTGGAGACTTATCAGAGTTAGAGGCAAAAGAGGTTTTATTAGTCAATACTTGTAGTTATATTACAAGTGCAGAACACGATCACGCCGAGCATATTAAAGAGTTATATAAGATATTAAAAGAAAAGGCGGATCTTCAGCATGCGATAAAGGATGTGCGCGCTGCGTACTTCACTAACATGTCCCCACAGGGACACGTTCCCGATGCTAAAAAAAATAGTTAGTGGCGTTATTAGATTTCAAGAAAAAAATCCAGATTCTGGTGACGTTATAAACCGCGTCCGCGTTCATTACACCGACGGTTCTCATAAAGAGTTTGATGTTATTGATTGGGAGATAACATTAGAAGAGGGTCGTCGTCTTTGGAAAAAACACGAAAAAAAATTTATCGAAATGAATGATTGATACCGCCATGGAAAATGTAATTTATGATAAAAGAGCAAAGAACCTTCGGTATAAATCAGACAAGAAAGGATTTAAACAAGCTCGCTGGGAAGATTTAACCGCGAAAGAGAGAGATTATTGGCGAGCGAGAGTCCAACAATGGGACCAGGATAGAGATGAGCTCCGTTCTAAAAAAGAAAAAACACAAAGGCCGTCGTAAAATAGGCTCGAAAAAAAGAAGAAATCGTCGCCG